TGGTTAAAGGCGTACAACCAAAGTTTATAATCGTCTGCGTTTCCTGTTTGCCCTAACGTATAAACTTTATAGCGCATCGGGTTTGTATGCTTGTACTCTTTTAGCTGCTGTATTATTTCATCGGGGCAGTATTGGTTGTGCGTGTAGTTGCTATAAATCCATTGTACCTTGTCGTCTATAAATGCGTACTGCTGTTGCTTTTGCGTTTCGTTTAAGTCGCTTAAACCTATGTACTTTTTATGGTATTTGTAGTGAGCCCAAAATGGCATATTTGCGTTAAAGTCTATAAAAACAAGTTGCCTTGTACGTAATATTAACTCGTTTGCCACAACCTCAGCTATACCGTTTGCCTCGTTTATAAACAATATATCACGTTTACCCGCTTTGCTCTTTTGGCTACTTTTTGCGTCCGCGTGACCGCTTTGGCTTGGACTGCCAACACCCCTAAATATTATTTTACTACCGTTGTAAAAATCCACCACTAAACCCTCAGCGGAATTGGTAAAAATGTTGTCCCGCTTAATATGCTTTCTTATTGCATCGCTGCCGCTTATGCTGTTAAGCATATCCGATAACGCACCTATTTTCAAGCTACCCAAACTCTCTCCGATAATAGCAACCTCCGTACGCGGGTACGTAATGCAATGATAAATCAATAGTTGGCAGATGCTGTATGTTTTACTACTGCTACTGCCGCCCTGCAAAATGTAAATTGTTTTGTTACTCTTTGCGGTATAAACAGCGGTAAATAAAGCATCAAACAACTTCGTTTTACTTGCAAACAATGGATTTTTATTCATCGGTTAAATCTTCTTCGTTTGTTATCAAAACTTCGTTGGTGTTGATAACTAAAACTGCTTGTGTTTGTTGTTGCGGCTGGTCTGTTCCGTTTAATTTGTTGTTATATTCAATTATTTTCGACAATGCTGCAAGATAAAACGTTTCGCTCGGAAAACGCTGTATGTTGTGCGGTTCGTCTTTGATAATCTTTAATTCGTAGCCTGTCACTTCGGGGTTCGCTAAATCTATTTTTTTGGCAAGCATCGCAATAAGTTCCTCGTTGGTAGGTATTTTTTTAGATGCTTCTAAGGCTCGGCTGTGCCTTTCGGCTTTTATCACTTCGTTTAACTCGGCTTGTTCTTTTTCTAATATTGCTTTTGCGTCTGCTACGTACCTATCAACCATATTATCGGAAATATTTGCATACGTTTGAATGGCTTTGATTATTTCGCCCCTTGTTTTACCCTCTTTAATCATCTGAAGCACTAATAACACCCGCGCGTTTTTTTCTGCTTGGGTGCTTTGCGGCTTTGACTTTTTGATAGGGTCGTTATTCATTTATTGTATTTTGTTTTTTGTAAAAAGGTCGCGGCGGGTTACAGCCTACCGCAACCGTTTTTGTTTTGCTTTACTTTACGCCTTTGGGCTTTCAATTTCGATAACACCGCCTGCAAAATATTTAGCATAAGCAAGTATCTTATTTACGACCGCCGCCGCGCCAATCGGTAAATCTGCCAAAGATAACATCTTAGCTAAAAAGGTTAGCGTTTGAGTAATGCAACCTGCCACCGTAACGGCAACAAGCTGCCCCGCTTTGGCTTTGTTAATTTCGTTGGTAACGCTTTGCACTAATACCAAAGCACTCGGCAGTAGTGAAAACAATTCACCTACATCTAAACCGCGCTCACCTGTTTGTGGCACAATGGTAACGTTGTACTTGATACCGTTTAATTCTACAATTTGAGTAGCCATGTTGTTTGGGTATGTTTAAAGGAATGATTTTGTGTTAGTTGAAACTTAAAAACTTTATTAAATCTTGTTCGGATATTTCTTTGTTATCTAAAAAACACTTACCGTCTTCAAAGTTTGTTTTTTCAAAAACTATTAAATGAAAACCGTAATAAGTCCAATCGCTACTAATGCCTTTTATTATCCATTTGTGTATTAGTGACCACATCATTCGTTGCCCTTTGCCGGGCTTTGACTGCCTTGTTTTTATTTCAAGAAACATTATTTTTTTGTGTTTCCAATTCCATAAAACAAAATCCAAATCGCTCACCGCAAAACCTGTTGACGAGTCGGGTAACTCCTTACGTATCCACCCGCTAAACACCAAACTACGCGTGCCTGTTATTTCGCCTTTTGTCATAATGCCGATTTTGCTATATTATAAGATTGTTCGTTTATTTCTGCTCCTTTTACACGCCTACCCTTTTCCTTAGCTACTAACATTGTTGTGCCACTACCCGCAAATGGTTCAAAGATTAAATCGTTTGGCTTTGTAAACATTTCGATAAGGTACGCCACGCCGCTTTTACTTTGCTGCCAATCGTGACCGCTTTTTTCGCGTTGCTCCGATATAAAATAATCTTGGAATGTATTTTCAATTTTCTTTTTGCCGTTTTGAAATACCAATACTGGTTTCCACCTGCACATTAAGTTTATGCCGTTTACTATTTGCGTTTGCCCTTCGTGATACACCGCCATTGTCCAATAGTAGTCTAAACCTTCCGACATCCTTTGCATAACTTCGGGTAGGTACATTTGACCGCTGTAAGCAATACAAAATCCGTTTGGTTTTAGCACTCGTTTTGCAAACCTTGATAGCTTGCTCCAAACATCTATAAATTCGTATGGATAGGGCGGGTCTGTTATAATACAATCCACGCTACCGTCTGGCAGGTCTGCAAAAACTGTTTCAAAATCACCTAATCTAAAATCAATATCAATCACCGCGTTTTTGCCAATTTCTGCTAACGCCGCTCTTTCATCGTCTTTTTTCTGTTGCTTTTCTACGGTCTTAATTTCTTTGTATGCTTCGTTTATACTTAGATTGCCGCTTGATAGTTTTTCTTTTACCTCTTCGGTTGCTTTGGCTTGAATAACTTTTACCTTTGCAATTGTGTTATCGGAAACGCTGGCTACCTTTGCAAGTTCTTTGCGGGTATCTATCGTTTGGACGTTTGTAGATATCTCCAAAGGTGCATATTGGTTACCGCCATAAACCTTTAAATTTTTCTTCGCCCTTTCACTAAACACATTTTCCATTTCCAAAGCTAAAACCGAACGTTGGTAATTACTAAGGTTACGCCTGCCAAATTGGTTATTTATCATCCAAATTTTAGCATCTAAATCACCATCAAAAAACCGCTCAACGGTTGTAAATGGTATATTGTGCTTTGTGGCAATTTCGTAACGGTTATGCCCATCTAAAAGCACATCGCCCCAAATTGTTAGCGGGTCTCTTATGCCTTCGTTTAAGATGTTCGCCTCTAACGTTTTAAACTCGTCAAAGGTTAGCGGTGGTATTAGCTTTTTAAATTCTTGTTTGACTGTTAATTGCATTTTGTTTCTGTATTTGTTTAGGTATCGTTTTGCTGCACTCAGCAAAACGTTAATTGTTCGTTTAGGTGTGCCAAGGGTAAATAAAGCGTTTTTTGTTTTCGGTTTAAAAATAGCCGTTACCCAATATCACATCTAAGTAACGGCTCAAACAAATTTACTTCAACAAAATGAAAAATTTCAATCATCGCAAAAAACAAAAATAGCGGCTAAGGCTTTATTCCTTAACCGCTATAAACATTTTTACCTCCAAAACAAAAATTCCTTTTTACGATGCAAAGATACAACGCTTTTACGTAAAAAACAACTTTTTGCAGTAATTTTTTGCAATTTTTATTTGTCGTATCTTTGTAGCTTGTATTGTGTCGCTACATTTACTAATTTCTTAGCGTACTTTCTATCCGATGCGTAAAAACCGTTTTGTAGTACCAACGCTTGACCGTAGGTGCTACGTTCTAAAAATAAACCTTTGTAGCGGTTATTATTCATTACCCGGATAGCGTCTGCCATGCTTGCGGATAAGGAACTGTATTTTTTAAACTTTCGCATTTTGCCATCGTCTTTTGCCCAAACAAACGGCTCGCCTGCTTTCGCTCGTATGCCGTTGTAATTATTTGCGGCTTTTACAAGGTAGCTTTTGCCGCCTCCGCTTTCGTGTATCACCTGTGCCGTTAATAAACTCGGCAGCGGCGTTCTCAATCCTTTGTTCTTTGCGTTCTGTATCGCTACAATTGCTTGTAACGCTACTTTATCGCTAAACGCTACCTTTGTACCTATCTTTGGCACTTCGTGCGTTTTTGGCACGCTTGCGGGGTTGTGCTGCGTTGCCCGCGTTGCTGTTGTTACTCGTTGTGGCACTATTGCCAATGCCACAACTAAAAAAAACGTTATTGCATATTTCATTAAATTACTGTTTGGTTAAAAAATACCTGTACTACCAAAACCGCCCGCTCCGCGTTCTGTTTCTGATAGCTCGGTTTTTATCTGCACATCTGGGTTGGCATAAACGCCAAACACCAATTGTGCTATCTTTTCGCCCTGTTGAAAATCAATCACCTTTGGCGTAATATTTTGTAAGCACACAATTAACTCGCCTCTGTAATCCATTTCAATAGTTCCTGTCGGTATGTTAATACCCTTTGCAGATACCGAACTTCGGGGGCGTATCTGCGCGTCTATCAAAATACCGTTGCCCACAATCTCCATTGCAAAGCCTAACGGTATTTTAACTGCCGAAAACGCTGGCACGCTAAAATCTGCCGTACATCGTAGGTCGTAACCTGTTGCTTTTGGCTCGCTCTTTTTCGGGGCGTGTGCCAAGTCGCTAAATAGTTTAATGTGTAATTTTAACTCGCTCATAATCGTGACTTTTTTGTTTTACGGTGCAAAGGTACTACTTTTTTTTGTAAACGCAAAAAAAACACACCAACGGCTCGGGGCTGTTGGTGTGTTAGCACCAATACTACCAACCAAGACGTTTAGCGGTATTAGTGAAAATATCTACCATTTGTTCTGATAATTTGAAACGGTCTTTATTAATCTCAATTGACTTGTAAATATTTCCGTCTGCGTGTCTTTCTCCTGCTGCTTTCCAATCAAAAAACATTTCGATAAGGTCAAACAAATCAAATCCATTCACGCCATTTTCGTAATGTTCTGGATGATGCGAATTGTTTTTATAATGGTGGTCAAGTGCAACTTTCAATTCTTTCAAATATTCTTTGTATTCCTCTGAACCATAAGTGCAACCTTTCAATTTAGGTGTAAATTCGTCAAACAATTCCTTTTCAGGACTTTCAAGTTTTGAGTTATCGTGAACATTGGAACGTCTAATCAATTCGCTTGATGCGTTTGTCATTAATTCTGCTACTCTTTTAATGTGCAGTAGAGTGTCTGCTTTGCTATCGTAATTCATTTTATTATTTGTTTTAAATTGTTACTAATTGAAAAAAGTACTGGTGCTAACACGGGTTTTGCGTCATTGGGGCTTCTGTGTTTCTATCAAGTCTTTATGTGCTTTCGTTAAATCAATTTGGCTAATATCCTGCCCTATAAAAAAGTCTTTGTGTTCCAATATCAATTCAGAACTTGCCTCGTTTATCAGCCATTTCCAAATATCGTGTATCACTTCATACTTTTCGTTCAACAACACATTTTTGTGTCGGTGCAAAACACTATACCAAGCTGCACCAGCAAACGGCTCTATTATTAAGTCGTATCGCGGCAAAGGGTAAAGTTTCGCTATCTTATTTTTACTTCCGTAGTAACTAAACATTTTCGTTCCATAAACCGCAACTACACATAACAGCAGTTTGGCGTAATGCCGCTATCAAGTGAGTGCGTAATTTTAAAGTTTGTACAAGCGGCACATACGCCAAGCCGCAAAACGTTGGCAGCAATTAAGGCTGACGATAAACATATATGGTATCGACAACATTATCTTTTACCACCAATTCAATTTCAGGCGTTATTGGTGTAGTGCTACGAATAGCATCATCAATCCAAAGCCAATCAATTAACTCCCAACATCCCCATATTGCAAGGATGATAAATGCACCTAACAAAATTAATGGTCTTAAATCAAAACTGTAATCTGACATAATTCAAAATTTAACTGCTGCCAACAATATATTGCCAATAGTGGGGCAGACGTGCCACAATTGAGCATTGGTACTACTATTTTACTTTTGTGCTATATTCATCTTTTGTACTTTTTAATCCGCCACTGACAGCAATGCTTCAACGTTATACGCAAGCACTACATTTCGTTTCCAAAGAGAGTTTGCGGTTCAAAATTTTTATTAAAATCTGCCACCCTTTTTTTAATTATATCGTAATACTTTTGTTCTTTTTCCATTACTATAAATTGTCGGTTCGTATTTAAACAAGCAATTGCAGTTGTTCCGCTTCCTGCCGTGTTATCTAAAACTAAATCATTATCATTCGTGTATGTATTAATTAAGTATTCAAATAATGCAATTGGTTTTTGTGTTGGATGTGCTACTTTTTGAGACGAATTGTTTACAACGCCTGTTTGCTCAATTATCGAACGTGGGTAGCTAATATCATCTTTTACTGTGCTAATATAGTTTTTCTGCTTGCCATAATTTTCAGTTGATGGTTTTATTTCAGAACCTTCAAAATTTCGCTTTAATTTATTTTGATGCATTTGCGGATTATAGGTAGGCTGTTTTGAGTAAAAAACAAGTATATCTTCGTGTTGCCTTAATGGTTGTCTTTTACTGTTTAAAAAACCAGTAACAATCTTTTTATTCCAAACCAAAGAGTATTTGAATAGTTTTAAATTACTCATCACCAATTGACTTGTAAAAGGTTGTGAAGCCGTTAATACAATTACTCCACGTTGTTTTATTATTCTTTGATATTCTATCCAAAGTAAATCCAAAGGTAACACACTATCCCATTTATTTTGTGTAGTTCCATAAGGTAAATCGCAAAGTATCATATCAATACTTTCGTTTGGTATATCCTTCATAAGTTCCAAACAATCTCCTAATAATATTTCTTTTTTGCCCTCGCTCATTTTAATAAAAATTTTGTTTTGTGTTTCAAATTAAGTTTATCGTTTAATCAACCGTGCCAGCGCCTAACAGCGGTTTTGTGCTATTTGCCCCATTAAGTTTGTCGTTAAATTGAAGCATTGTGCAAGGGGCAAACAGACACAAAGCCGCTTGCTTGTTCGGTGCTGCGTTCGGGCGTAAATGCAAAATCGTTTAGTAGCTTAATGCCTAAAATTAACTCGCTCATGTTGTGACTTTTTTGTTTTATGGTGCAAAGGTACTACTTTTTTTGACAAACGCAAAAAAAACACACCAACGGCTCGGGGCTGTTGGTGTGTTAGGCGTAATATTTAAAAACTAAGATACATTCGTGTTGCACCCTGCTTTTAGCGTTCTGCCCAAATCCCATTCTCGGTGTTTCAATTTTAATTTCGTCTATAAGTTTCATTCCAAAATTTGTTAGTGCTTCCTTATGCCATTCTACCACATTCACAACTTGCCCTTTTCGGATATGGTCGGAAACATTCACGATCATAAGCCCACCATTTTTTAGAACCCTTGCACAATCTTTGTAAATCTCCAAGTGCTTTTCTCGGTATTTATCACCCCATTGCATTCTACCAGTATTAGCTTCGTTCAAATCCCGCCCTAAAAAATGTTTGTATGTAACTCTTTTGCTTCCATCTTTTGCGTTGTGGTGGTCAGCCATTCTATTGCCATAGGTCGGGCTTGTGCATATAGCATCAAAAGAGTTGCTTTCAGCCCACTCCATATTTGCAGCATCACCAATATGCCATTCATCAACATTATGCGGTGATGTTTCCGCCCATTCTCGTTCTAATTCATTACAGATTACTTTGCCAGTAAATCCGTGTTCTTTTATCAGGGCAAGTTTTCCAATGCCTCCGAAAATGTCAAGTACGTTTTCACATCCAATAAGCAGTTCAGCAAATTTTGGAATGAAACTATTTGTGTACGTTGCAGGGTGCTTTATCATTTCATCAAAGTTTTTAAATACATACGCCTAACAGCGGTTTTGTGCTATTTGCCCCATTAAGTTTGTCGTTAAATTGAAGCATTGTGCAAGGGGCAAACAGACACAAAGCCGCAAAACGTTTGCGGCAATAAAAATAGAAAGGTGCAGGTTACGGTTACCGTTAGCGTAACCTGCACTGAAAAAGTTTGATGCTTAAAACGGTTGCTTAAGTCTTTGCGTTGGCATTTTGTTTGGGTCATGTTCGATAATGCAAAGATTGCTTTTATCTTCTGCTAACATATTATCGATAGCCTCGATAACCCCTAATGCCTCCGCCGCTTCTTCGCGGGTGTCGTAACCACGTGATACGAAAGTGTCGGGTGTGTTTGTGTTGGCTGGGTTAAATGCTGCTTTGGTTTTTGATACGTAGAACATAATGATAAATTTTTGTTTTTCGTTTGAAAGTTTTTGTTTTTTGCAGTTGTGTCGGATGCTGCACCCCGATTTGGTATTTAGATTTGGTTTAGCATCTCAAAGTAACTTTTTGCGGCTGTTGCAAAAACATCTGATTGCATGTAGGCGATTAACTCATTACTGTTTGTGTGAC